CAGCCCCGGGTCACAACACGATCATGGTGTCTGACGACAAGGACATGAAGTCGATACCTGGGAAGCTCTACAGACCTATGTCTGGCGAGTTCCACAACATCAAGCAGTCTGATGCGGATCTATGGTTTTACACTCAGACACTCACAGGTGACGTGACCGATGGCTACTCAGGTTGTCCGTCAGTCGGGGCTAAGACAGCTGAGAAGCTACTGGCTCGATCACCTACCTGGAACACTGTTGTCCAGGCATATCAGAAGCAGAAATTAAACGCAGACTATGCGCTGACACAGGCACGTCTCGCTCGGATCCTACGGTTCGAAGACTGGGACGTCGAGCAGGGCGCAATTAAACTATGGGAGCCAAGCTAATGGTTATGAACGAAGACACAATCTTGGAAGACTTCAAGAGATATCATGAGGTCTGTGAACGAGAGAACAGGATCCTAATCGCTAGTCTCAACCGTGAAACCTGGGACGCTATCAACAAGAACTCACAAAACGCCAAGTTAGGCGGCAGACCAAAGGGGAAACCAGCTTGGAACAAGGGGCAAGGGAAGAGGTCATAAGACGACCAAGCCATTACGCTAAGTGGCCTATCGAGCCAATTGTGTTCATCATGCAGAACGGCATGGAGTTCTGGCGTGGTAATGTCATCAAGTATGTCAGCCGCGCTGGGTCCAAGCTGTATGATGGACAAGACAAAGTACAATCTGAAATCACTGATCTAAAGAAGGCCATGCGCTACTGCGAGATGCGCATCAACCTTCTCGAAGGAAAACAACCAAATGACATTTAGTAATCACAAGGGCCACTTCGGCCCATCACTACCTATTTCTGAAGATATTCACCGCAAGAAGTACCGTGCAGAGGGAGAAGACTTCAAGCAAGCTATGGCACGTGTTGCACACGCTCTGAAGGACAGTGAGCCACACTACCGTGCGTTCAAAGACATCCTCTACAACCAGCGTTTTCTGCCAGCTGGTCGCGTACAGTCAGCTATGGGATCCCCACGTCGTGTAACCCCGTACAACTGCTTTGTGTCTATGACGATTGAAGACAGCATGGAAGGCATCATGGATGCAGCCAAGCAAGCAGCAAAGACCATGCAACTAGGTGGCGGCATTGGTTACGACTTCAGCACCCTGCGCCCACGTGGAGATCTCATTAAGTCTCTCGACAGTAAGTCATCAGGACCACTGTCGTTCATGGGTATCTTTGATGCTGTGTGTCAGACCATTGCATCCGCTGGTCACCGTCGTGGTGCACAGATGGGTGTCCTACGTGTTGACCACCCAGACATCGAAGAGTTTGTCACAGCTAAGAATAACAGCACCACGCTGACAGGTTTTAACATCAGCGTCGGGGTGACTGACAAGTTCATGGAAGCTGTGAAGACTGGTGGCGACTTTGATTTGACGTTTGAGGGTCGAGTGTACAGGACTGTCAGTGCTCAGGCACTCTGGGATCAGATCATGCGATCAACCTGGGACTGGGCAGAGCCAGGCATCCTGTTCATTGACCGCATCAACCAGAAGAATAACCTGTGGTACTGTGAGAAGATCGCAGCAACCAACCCATGTGGTGAACAGCCGCTGCCGCCTAACGGCGCATGTCTTCTAGGATCATTCAACCTGGTCAAATACGTCAACCACAACGGCGTCCACAGTGGTGAACCAGCGTCCTTCGACTACGTGCAACTCCAGGACGACATCAGACACGTTGTGAGGGCTATGGACAACGTGGTTGACCGCGCTGTGTACCCACTCCCAGCGCAGCAACTAGAAGCACAGAGCAAGCGCCGTATGGGCTTGGGTGTCACTGGTGTAGCCAATGCCATCGAGGGCTTAGGTCATGACTATGGATCCCCAGGGTTCCTACATGTGTTTAAGACAATCATGCAGATCATCCGTGATGGTGCATATCGTGCATCCATTGACCTGGCTATAGAGAAAGGACCGTTCCCACTGTATGACCCACTGATGTTAGACAGCGCGTTCGCACGGTCACTACCTGAGGACATCCGTGACAGCATCAAGGAACATGGGATCCGCAATAGTCACCTACTATCAGTCGCACCGACAGGGACCATCAGTCTCTCAGCTGACAACGTAAGCTCTGGCATTGAGCCTGTCTTCAGTCACTTCTATGATCGCACGATCCAGGACTTCGATGGTGCACAGGTAGAGCGTGTGGAAGACTATGCGTTCCGTGAGTGGGGCATCAAGGGCAAGACAGCTAATGAACTGTCAGTGTTTGACCATGTGAAGGTACTGAACGTGGCATCACAGTACGTCGACAGTGCTTGCTCAAAGACATGTAACGTAGGAGATGACGTCAGTTGGGAAGACTTCAAGAAGGTCTACATGGATGCATACGACGGTGGTGCCTCAGGGTGCACGACGTTCCGTGCATCAGGTAAACGCTACGGTATCCTCAATGCTGCATCATCAGAGGACGTAGCTACCGAGGAAGCACCTGAGGTGTCGTCAGTGGTAACTGAACATGATGAGGCTGAGGTTGGTGGCGCTTGCTACTACGATCCACTGACAGGCAAGAAGCAGTGTGAATAGCGTGTCAATGTAAAGTTAACTAACGTCAAATGTGTGTCCGATGCCCAAATTAACTGTTGATCTCATTCTGATACCCAATCATTCTGAACTTCGGTAGAGAGGCATCGGGTACATTGGCAAATCAGGCATCACATAAGTTCATTAGTGTTTTATTAGACTTTGAGTTGCACCGTTTACGCCGTCCAAATTACCTAGATCTACAGGCGGGAACACCTAAAGCACAGCTTTTAAGTTGGCTCAGGTCTACTCAGAAAAGAAGGCTATTTATGACATTGATGGCGAGGGCAGCTTTCGACGATAACTATGTACAGGTCACCAGTGTCAGAGAATATGTCATCCTTAGTCGTCCATCAGTGAACGAGATGGTAAGCCAGTGTAGTGATGCTGGTTGGATTACTGTCAGACAAAACAAGAGAGGCATTAAGTCTATTAAAGGCACACCGATTGTCCTTGAACTATGGGAAGAATACGCTGGCTTACTAAACGAATACTATGAATTGGTAGACAAGCGTGAGACGTAAAGAAACCAGGGGTGACCAATTAGGTAAGTATGGTCAGCACTCCTGGTTCCCATGTATCCTGCAAGATACGTCGCAACAGTTAATCATAGATGACACAATGTCCACACAATTGTGCACATATGTGTATCCGATGCCTTAAATACTTATGTTTTATAAGAACATTGAGTGAACATACATAGGTCAGGTACTAAGGGACCCCCATACGAAGGAAGGGACCTGTGCTGACATCCTTAGAACTATAGACTGATAGCGTAACTCCCGACGTCCTGTCAGTCCTTACATCACAGGTAACCGAACCAGAGTGTCGAATAGTGGCCTACTCCCAGCCCCAAAGACACACACAGGATCGGTACCTGTGATGTACCTTAAGAGAAAGAGAACATGAGACATGCTTACAGTGACACAGAGACTGATGTCTGGCTTGGGTCAGGCTGGTAGTGATTGGGCATGGAGTATGTCAATTCATGACACTAGCTATAGTCCACCACAGCTGACCGAAGAACCAGTGCCAGAACCAAAGACCAAAGCTCATGATCACTCAAGTGGTACATCAGCTCTCCAAGATCTGTACGACTACTATAGTGAAACCCTGAGATGACATCAGTTATCCTATGTGTCTGGTTGTCATCTCTAGTGGTACTAGTGCTCAGGATGCAGTGGTTGGACTTGGGTCTAACTCAGGTCTAACTCAGGTCTAACCACCAGTGTGACTATAGGTCCCGATTTGTCTTTAAAAGAAACAAGGCTCATCCAGACAAGGATCGCCTGAATGTCGCTAATGTCTGACACCCGATCCACAGACTACGATACGCTCACCTCAGACCCGAAAGGTCAACGGATAGTGTATCCGATGACTATAGATATCCAATGAAATCAATGTCTTGACCCTGGTCACCCTCAGATCCTCTTAGGATTCTGGTACCATAGTCAGACTTTGGACCCCCCAGTGCCTCAGTCAATCAATCGATTTCAAAAGACAGTTAAAGGTTGTGCTTGTTGTTGTTGTTGTCAGACCTCTTGAACAAGAGTCCCACCTAGGTCCCACCTAGGTCCGACCCCAGTCAAGCAGAACCCACGCCCCACAAAAGTCCGACCTAAGTCAGACCCTAGTCCCAAAAGAGGAACACAAGATGGCCCTAGAGTCAGGAACCTACATCAACAGTTTGAACGCAAGTAACCCTGCGTCCACCGATGGCCTAGGTCAGGCTGATGACCACCTACGTCTGATCAAGAGTACCCTACTTGCGACCCTACCCAACGTCTCTGGTGCAATAACCGCAGATCACTCTGAGTTATCAACCCTAGCTGGATACACAGGCACCACTGCGGATCTAAACATCTTGTCAGGAGCCTCAGCGGCTGGTGTCAGTTCAAGTGAACTACAGTTCCTCAATGGTGTCACCAGTGGCATCCAGGCTCAGATAGATGCAATCACCAGTTCTGGATCCACAGTCAACGATGGTACCGTGACGATCCAAGCTGGGACCCTATTGTCAACTGGTGGCAGCTTTACGACCAACCAGGCATCCGCAAGTACCATCACCATAGATCACTCCACGGTGTCCCGTAGTAACACAAGCACCTCTGTGTCTCCCGCAGCTGGCGCTAGTTTCACAGCCGTCGACCAGATCACCTCAGACAGCTATGGTCA